TAATGACAGACAATGAATATGATATTCTAAAAGAATATTTGGAACAGAAATTTCCCACAAGTGCAATTTTACAAGAAGTTGGTGCTCCCATTATTGAAAAAAATAAAGTGAATTTGCCATACGAAATGGCATCTATGGATAAAATTAAACCCGACACTGGAGCCCTTGCTTCTTGGAAAACAAGATTCCAAGGACCATATGTTCTTTCGTGCAAACTAGACGGCGTGAGTGGATTATATGTTGCGGATGGAAAAGGTGGATCCAAATTATATACACGCGGAAATGGAAAAGTTGGCCAAGATGTCAGTCATCTTATTCCTTATTTAAGATTTCCTAGCGTTACTGGAACATTAGCCGTTCGTGGAGAATTTATTATTCCAAAAAAGGTGTTCTTGGACAAATATGCAGCCAAATTTGCAAATCCAAGAAATCTTGTCGCAGGAATTGTGAATCGTCAAACATTGGACGAAAAAGTTAAAGATTTGCATTTTGTTGCCTATGAGGTTATTTACCCTGAGCTTAAACCCTCTGAACAAATGAAATTACTCATGGATAAAGGATTTGAAACTGTTTTAAATAAAACTGTTATGCCAAAGGATTTATCAAATGAACTTTTATCTGAGGTCTTGGTAAAATGGCGAGCAGATTATCTGTATGAAATTGATGGTGTTATTGTAACCGATGACAAGGTATATCCAAGAAAATCTGGTAATCCTGCACATTCTTTTGCATTTAAAATGGTTCTTTCAGATCAAATTGCAGAGATAAAAGTTGTTGATGTCTTGTGGAATCCTAGCAAGGACGGTTATTTGAAACCCCGTGTTCAAATTGAACCGATTCAACTTGGTGGTGTCAAGATTGAATTTGCAACTGGATTTAATGGAGCTTTTATTGAGCAAAACAAGATTGGTGTTGGTGCATTGATTCAGATTATTAGAAGTGGTGATGTAATTCCACACATTCGCAGTGTAACCACTCCGGCGGAAGAAGCCAAAATGCCAAGTGTTCCTTATAAGTGGAATGATACACACGTTGATATTATGCTTGAAGATGCGGGTTCTGATACAACAGTTAGAGAGAAAAATATTACTGGATTCTTTAGAGGCATTGGTGTGGATGGATTAAGTAGCGGAAATATTGCACGTATTATTGCTGCCGGCTTTGATACTGTTCCCAAGGTTATTCACATGACAAAGGCTGACTTCTTGAAAGTTGAAGGTTTCAAGGAAAAATTGGCTACAAAGATTTATGAAGGAATCCAGAATAAATTGGCAGAGGCTTCTATCATTACGCTTATGTCAGCTTCTAATATATTTGGCAGAGGATTCAGTGATAAGCGAGTTGAATTAATTTTGGATTCTTATCCAAATGTTCTAACGTCTGGCGAATCTCCGGCAGAAAAGGTGAAGAAAATTGCTGCAATTAAGGGTATGGCTTCAAAGACAGCTGAAGCATTTGTGGATAAGATTCCTGATTTCATCAAGTTTATTGATGAGTGTGGCTTGCAAAGCAAGTTGTCGGCTCTCCCTCCAGTGGTTGCCGTTTCGGATACAAGTCATCCTTTATATAAAAAGTCTGTTGTTATGACTGGGATTCGTGATGCAAAGGTTGCGGAAGCATTGAAGACCGTTGGGGCAAATTTGGGTAGTTCAGTTAGTAAAAATACAGTAGTTGTAATTGCAAAGAGTTCAGATGAGGATACAGGAAAAGCATCAGAGGCTAGGAAATTAGGTATTCCAATCATGACTCCAAGTGAATTTATAAATAAATATTTTGAATAATAAAATAATAAAATAGCATTTAGAAAATATAATATAATTATAAATTATAGATTCAACAATGAAAAGGACTTCTTTAAAAAAAAAGAGTAGAAAAAATAAAAAATATACAAGAAAGCTAAATAAAAAAATGGTGAGAAGAAACCGCAAGGGTGGCAACGGTGACAAATTGCAAATTAAAATTCCAAAAGATTCTGAAGATATTGACTTATCTGAAGATGAAATTGCTATGTTGGATGCTGATAATAAACCACACCCAATGGTTTTAAATCCTATTCCAAATCCCCCACCAATTCCAATAAACTTGCCATTTTTTGGGGAAGAACGTCCCGAAGAACGTCCCGAAGAACGTCCCGAAGAACGCGATGAAGATCCAAAAAGTTCTACAACCCAAGAAACCCCCCAAATAGGTGGAGCTGGAACAAAAATTGATTGGGTTCATAATATAACAGATGATTTGCGCACATCATTTATGAACGCTACAGGGTACCGTAATACATATTCACTAAGTATTTTTAATCCTTGCATTATTTGGTTGAAAGATTATCCTGACGGTCAAAGTTTTTACGCTTGCGTAAGTAGAGTTTGTTGGCAATCTCGCGATCAAGGTGGAGGTCCATTGTCAGAGGCAGAGGCAATTGCTTACTATAACGAGATGCCTGACGCTTATTACCACTTATTTAAAACCCCTACTGCGGGAAATGTCGCAAATACTGATATTAATGATAATTATTGTAAATCTCCTGCTAGTTTATTTAACAAATGGTTTTCTCCTCTTGGAGGTTGGCGAGCCGGAGCAAGTGGTTGCGTGTGGAATGATAGCACATTATTAAGTATAATTCAAAGAAGAAGAGATTCTATAAATATAATATACTCGCGACTAATAACTACTTGGGATCCTGCTGGATATGTGGTAAATTGTTCTCCAATAGATGCACGTTTATCAAAAATTACTACTAGTGAATATACTAATCAAGCTAGAGAGGTAATTGATGTAATATCTCTATATATTATTGGAAATGTTCATAAAGACCAAGCACTAACCAGGAATCCTTCCGCATTGTCAAAGGAAGATGCTCCACAAAATCCTGGTTGGAATAAATATAACATTATTGACCCCACAGTTAATAATAGAAACCAATACTGGGAAATTAATAATAATGTTTGGATTGCTCCCCAAGGCTGGAAACAAGGTAATACACGCTTACAGCTTTGCATTAAACGTGAAAATCCCACTGGTGCAGGTTTGCCAGGGGGGGCAAGAGATGCCATAGCTCTTGCATTTCCCCATCAAAACCGATTTTTTCAACCAAGAGACCCATATACCCCGCCACAAAATGAGATATCAAACGTGGAAGCATTTGCAAATTGCATTTCATGGAAACCAAGAACTGAAAAAAATTATGCTATATATTATTATGAGGATTCAAGTCCAAGAAGGGAGTTTAACCGGCCAGCCGGAGGAGGTAATTCTCCAAGATGTTTGCTGCTACATTATCGCATGGAAGGACCCCCATCTAATGTTAGTCGAACTGGAGGTTTAGTATTTTACTATAAAAATTTTGATGCACGACTTCCCGCCGGTTCTACTGTGGATCAAATACTTGATGGAAAACAGTTTGAAACTACTGACAGGGATGAAACTTGGAGAACAATTCAACCACCAAATTCTGATATATTTCGCCGGCTTAATGAATCAATACCCCAAGCTAGTAGGAAAGCTGTAGATTTGGAAATTTCTTGCACAACTCCATTTATTTTGGATAATCAAAATTTATTGGCAGTTGGTCATATAAAAATTAATATTTGGTCTTACTTAAATTTAAAATTTCAAGAAAGAGCAACTGCTGCCGGAATGCGCATTCCATTAACCGATGCTAATTATAACACTATTGTTGATTATTATCATGGAAGAAATGGAGGAACTCAAGATCATTTGTTTAAATTTGGCATAGCAATGATTGACAATATTGTTGAAAAAACGGTAAATGATGGAACTAGTGGTCATAGAAGTAGAGATAAAAAATATATGGTTAGAATAACGCCAGACCGAAGACCACAAAATTTAAAGTTATATGATTACTTAAAGCCCGATAATGAATTAATCAGAAATTTTTTACTGCAAAAACAATTTATATTTCGTGATGGGGCGTCTTATGAATGTCCAAGAACCCTTCACCCATCAAAAATTTATTTCATGTTTTTTTATAGAATTAACAAACAAACCTTGCAGTTAGTAAGTTTTTCACATCCATTTATTATACTTAAAAATAATCAAAACAATGCGTACTTGAATTTTCCAATGGGAATAACTACAAATCACATACAACGACGTAATGCCGCAGGGCAGTTGCAATATATCCCCCAAGGCCCACATGTTTGGTTATCATATGGAGATTCAGATTGTAGATGTCTTGTGGCCGCATTTAAAAATGAGCAACTTGAAACCTTAGTAACCCAAAATACTAACGATACACCTCTGGCAAATATTGAATGGTGGATTTATCAAAACAATGACATTCAATAACTGTTATCAACTATAAAATAAAAGTATTTATATATTTTATAGTTAAATGAAAAATAGTAATAGAAAAAAAAAATCTTATAGTTTAAAGAGCAGAAAAAATAAACGTTTAGGAAATAAAAAACAGTTTAGAAGTAGAAAAGATTTCAAAAATAAAACAAAAAAAATAAAAAAATATAAAAAATCAAAAATATTCTATGGAGGTGGAAATTCACATCTTTTTAATATTTCACACTATCTTAAAGATTATATAACAAAAAATTATCTTCTTAATTATGGAAAAACCCTCTCGGTGTATAATTCTAGCGTTAAGCTTATAGAGAGAGATGAGGTAACAGGTGTATTATATTATTTGTGTGTTTCAAGAGTTAATTATTTTGTTAAAAAAAATTCCTCAGGACAAGACGCACTATTAAGTGATGATGATATTAATAATTTATATTTATTTTTTAAAAATAAAATTACATTTGAGCCTGCAGACAATAACCCAGACAAAGAAGACAATTATGTAGATTATCCAGGCAGTATTTTTAATAAATGGAATACTCCTTATGGATTTTGGGGTGCACATCATCCAAATTTTATTATGGCAGATAAGACAATAGCATCAATTATAAAATGTACTTATAAAGGCGATGATAGTAAAGATTTATTTCCATTTATGTTTGAATATATAGAAGACGCAGTTTTTTTGTTATCAGCAGCTCCAATAGATTCTCGGGCAGTTAATATTTTTAATAATATTAAAATTCCACGCGGAGATGACATAGAATGGTCTGTAAATAGTTTTTATATTACAGGAAACCGAAATCCTTTTCATTTGGCAGAGCATCCAACTACTGCATCTATAAAATTAAAAAAAGGACTTCAATTAAAAATCCCAGATGATTCAATAATTCGCGGGTTTGATTCTACTAATAATAAATATTTAACAATTGATGAAGATGCAGCAAATCTTGGCAGTCATGGAAATCCCAGAAAACAGGCTCTTAATATGTATGAGGTAATTCCAGAAAATGATGTTAGACAACACATAATATATCCAGAAAGTTCAGATAAACTTTTTAATGGAGACCTAACAGTTGATTATCAAAAAACAAATAATATAGGATGGAAGCAAACAGTGTCAAGAATTCAAGTTATTAGACAATATTCTAAGACACCTTTTGGGAGGCTACCAGGCGAAGATTTATTTGCATTTTCTTTTCCATATCAAACGGGAATAGATCCGTCTGAAAGAAATCCATTTATTCATAAAGAAATTTGCAATCAAGAATCTCTTGCTAATAGTATTTCATGGGACATTAAACTTGAAAAAAATTATATTTTACATTATTTTGATACAGACGATGAAAGACGAAAATATTGTTCAAAAAAGTGCATGCTATTGCAATACAGTCTTTGTGGAAAAATTTCGGAAACAGAAAAATCTTCAATGACGTTTTATTATAAAGAATTTGATTCATCTATTGATACAACTAATATTAATTCTATTTTAGATGGTAAACAATTTGAAACTGAATTAGATAACTCTTGGAAAATATATCAATTACCAGCAGCATCTAATAATCAATATTTTTCAATTGTGGAAAATCATTTTAAAGATGCCAATATGAAAATATCTGGATCAACACCATTTGTTGAATTTCCTCAATCATTAGTAGCCGTCGGCCACATGAAAGTTGATATTTTTAAATACATGAATATAAAAATAGAAATTGCTATTAAGGAACTTATTAATCGTAATGATGTTACTGAATTAGGAATAGAAGAATGGCAGGCTATTGTTAATTATTATTCTGGAAATTTTTTTCAATATAAAAAGTCAAGTGGTAGAGGACCAGACGACAAGTTATTTAGGTTTGGAATGAAAATATTAGAAAAAATGAATAATATTTTTAATGATAAAACTCACGGAATTAATGGCGATAGAAAATATTTACAAAAAATAAATAATATTAAAGACCAATTCTGGTCAACATCTGGAAGTCTTCCATCTTATCTTAAATATCCAAATATGATAAATTTTATGGATGCTTACTGTAAGTGTATTCATAAAAATGAGTCAACACCAGATAGTTATGTAACTATAAGAAATATGCACCCCGACGTTATATATCTGATGTTTTTTTATGAATTGGATAAGTCAAGCTTATTATTAAGTGGCGTTTCTCAATTTTTTATTTTTGCACCCAACAATAATTGCTCATTTTTAAATTTTCCAATAGGATTAACAGTTGGGGATAACAAGTATAAAGATGGCTATTTTTTGTTGTCTTATGGTGAAGGAGACCATGACAGCTATTTAGTTCCATTAAAAATGAAGGATATATTTAATAGCATGAGTCTGTCTGTTAAATTTGAAATATTTGACAATTTATCTATTACTAATGTTTATGGTGATGACCTTTAATTAACAATTTAAAAATTATTATTGTTAATTAATATTATTTTTTACAACTGTTTTTGCGTTTTTTATGGCTTTTATTTTTTTTATATTTTTTATTGCTTTTATTTTTTTTATATTTTTTATTGCTTTTATTTTTTTTAGTTTTTCCACCGGTTGAAGGCTGCGTTGGGACTACAGAAACGGGTGCAGGAACGGGTGCAGGAACAGGTGCAGGGGGTGCAGGAACGGCTGCTGCTGCTGCGTTTAATAATTGTTGCCGTTTTGTTTCTAACCCGGGGTCTATCCTTAATCTTGTGCTATCATGAGCTTCTAAAAATGCTTTATCAAATTGTGACAAATTTTGTCCTCTCACTGATAAATACAATAATAAGTTAATTAAAAACTCTGCCGTCATAGTGCCGGGTTTAATAACTCCAAAAGAATTATCAAAACAAGTCATTGTATCTAACGCTGTTTGCTTGGATCCATCGTTAAATATAAAGCAAAATTTATACTTATTATCTCCTCTTTTGGAATCTGCAAATATACTATCATAGTGTTTATTTATTAATTGGTTGGCTATTGCTTGCCAATCTCCATCATATTGCTCCATGCTTTTCCACACAGACATAAAATATCTAACATTATTCACATTTGATAATCTTCTATTTAATCTTTCTTCCATTTGTGGTTTGGCAATCCATATAAAAAGTATGGTTTTATTATAGTCATTATATTTTGCGTTTTCCATCATATGATTTAGCCACAACTGTGTTCCTTGTTTTATAAAATTATAATCACGTTCTAACATCCATTGCTCTAATACATATTCAATGTGTTTGTGCGGGTCTTTCCCACCATAACAATACTTCAATTTATCTGTCAATTCTTTTAAAGAATTTACACACCTTCCACGATAATTTATATACGTCAATGGTATTTTGTTTAATGCTTTTGCCAAGCCAAATTGTTCTAAATATCTGTCAGAATCAACAACATAGTAACTATGTCCCTCATATTCTGCAATAGATTCATCTGTTCCGCCGCGATAATCTAAAAAGGTACTTTTTCCGGCGGCTTGAGACCCAGATGTAATAACTATTTGTTTTTCTTTTGGAACTCTCTCTTGAGTAATTAAGGTTTTTTGCTCCTCTATTATTCTTCTTGTATCATCATGAACATTTATACATGACTCGTGTAAAAAATAACCATTATCAATTTTATATCTAAATTGATTTCTAAGCATTCTTCTAAATTCATCATTATTTTCAATTAACCTTTTTAATGCAACTTCACACCATATAACTCTAATTTCGGGCAATGTTATTTCAGCAAAATGTATATTAATGCGGGAATTTTTATCACTCCAATTTTTTAGCCATTTATCCTTTGTCCACGTCATTTTTGAGTGATTAAAGTTTTCTGTGCTTTTATCTGTTGTATTTATAAATTTTCCAGTATAAGGATTAATATATATATAATCTTTATCAGTTATTTTTAACTCAACAATTATAGATAGTTGTAGTTCATTAAATCCTATATCTGTTATATTGGCTAAATTTGGTCCAGTTGTTACAATAGTATCATTGTTTTTATTAAATTTTTTTATTTTATGTTCAACAGACTCATCACAAGGTATATATAATTTTAATTCTCCACTCATTTATATATAATATATATATTTTTCTAAAATATATAAAAAATTAGTAATAGATAACACAAATGAATGTAAAACATATGTTAGAAGCTGCTTCTTTTACAAAGGAAGAGGTTATATCTTATATACGTTCGGCGGAGGATATGAAATTTTTTTCAAGCGATGGCAATAAATGGTGTAGTCTCTCAAATAAAATACTTGTAACAATGTTTTTTGAGCCATCTACGCGAACTTCATGTTCTTTTCAATCGGCAATGTTGACATTGGGTGGTTCTGTTATTTCTCTCACAGATAAATATTCTAGTGTTGAAAAAGGTGAGACATTGGAAGACACAATTCGTTCATTGGGTTGTTATGCAGATGCAATTGTATTAAGACATCCATTAAAAGGTAGTGCAAAGTTAGCAGCCTCTGTTTCAACTGTTCCAATTATAAATGCAGGAGATGGTAATGGTGAACATCCGACTCAAGCATTACTGGATATTTATACTATTCATTCCGAATTAGTAAGTTTAGAAGGGGAAAGAGATTATGATTTAACAATTACTTTTTTGGGAGATTTGAAGAATAGTCGCACAATTCATTCTCTCATTCGGTTGTTATGTTTATTTCCGAAGATGAAATTCATATATATCTCTCCTGTTGGACTTGAAATGCCTGTAGAAATTAGTGAGTTTGTTGGTTCAAAGAATATTGAGCAGGTAGTTGGTATGTCTCTTGAAGAAGCTATTAAGATTACGGATGTTTTATATGTTACCAGAATACAAAAAGAGAGATTCACGGACATAAATTCTTATAATAGCATTTCGCAATATTGTGTAGATGCAAAGGTTTTGACAGGAGCAAAGGAAAAAATGATAATTATGCACCCACTTCCGAGAAATCAAGAGATAGCAGTGGAAGTAGATAAGGATCCAAGGGCAGCTTATTTTAAACAGATGAAAAATGGAGTATATATGAGGATGGCGATTCTGGCCCGGCTTCTTTAAGTTAAAAATTGGCTAATATATATTTCCGGGGGATAGATTTTGAATTTTGTATTAAAAACATTTTATGAACATATATAAGAAGATGTTTGGTGTAAAGTATCTCTTTTTGGCGTTGACACTTGGAGTGTCATCTGCCAATCTTTTGAATCGTCGCGACGAATGGTCTGAGTTTACAGGATTTCTCAAAAAGTTTGAGAAGAAGTATGAGTCGTTGGAGGCTCTTGAAAAGCGTTTTGATATCTTCAGACAAAACTTGAAGGAAATCTTTGAGCACAATGCTATTTACGACAAAAACTACACCATGGGTGTTAACCAATTCACTGATTTGACTCCAGAAGAGTTTAAGGCGGATTATGCCGGAGGACTTCTTGGTTCAAAGGTTGAAAAGTCCAGTTGCAAGGCTTATGCTCCCACCGGAAAGGCTGTCCCTGACGCTTGGGATTGGCGTGAGCATGGTGCGGTCACTCCTGTCAAGAACCAGGGCCAATGTGGCTCCTGTTGGTCATTCTCTGCAAGTGGTGCCATGGAGGGTGCTTGGTCTATTAAAACCAATGATATGGTCAGCATCTCCGAGCAACAATTGGTGGATTGCTCCAAGAAATACGGCAATCTTGGTTGCAAGGGAGGACTTATGGATAACGCTTTCAAATATGCTATTGATAATGGCATGTGCTCAGAGGAATCATATCCTTATACCAGCGGTGTTACCCAAAGTGGCGGATCATGTCAGAGCTGCAAACCTGTTGTTACCATTAACGCTTGTGCCGATGTTCCCCCAAATAACCAAGTTGCATTAAAGGAGGCCGTTGCACTTGTTGGTCCTATTAGCATTGCTTTAGACGCCGAGACTAAGCTTTTCCAATCTTACAAGAGTGGTGTTATTACTAGCGATTCCTGTGGTACAACCTTGGACCATGGCGTTTTAATCGTTGGTTATGGCGAAGAAGACGGTATTAAGTATTGGTTGGTAAAAAATTCTTGGGGAGCTTCATGGGGCGATGATGGTTATATTAAGATTGAACGCAGCGAGAGCACAAATGACGCCGGCATTTGCGGAATTGCTATGCAACCATCTTTCCCTATTGTTTAAAATCAACAAAATAAATTACCCTTATTACAGTTTAAAATTAGATATAAACTATTAATTTTTATATATTAAAATATATATAAACCAATAATGCCAAACAGAACATTAGTTTCTTACAATATGAGTTGGGCGAGTGCAGCGGGACACTATCAAAGGAATCCACCTCCAAGAGGTACTTCAGAATACGATTTTATAACAAGAGCTGCGAGACCCCATGAATTTTGGAATAATGCTCGTGATCATCTACAAAGAGTTATTAGAGACAGAAGACCTGATATTGTTGGATTGCAAGAAATGATTCGAACAGCTCCATCAAATATTGACAATATTAGACAAATTATTAATGCTGATTATTATCATAGAACTAGTGCAATTACTTTTACACCACCTGGAGGTGGACCAATTGAAGCGTGTCTATTTACTTTCTGGAAAAGAGAACTTGGAAGGGATTTATTTCATAAAACTGCAAATCTAGCAAATTTAACTGATGGAAGACCAATTTCAATTATTTATACTGAAAATGGATATTTACTAATTAACCTTCATTCTCCTCAGAATCTAAATTTGGCTAATTTACAAGAAAAAATTAACTTTCATTTGATTTCTTTTATATTAGAACATAATTTGCCTTGGACTCAAACCAAAGTGTATGCAATGGGAGATTTTAATGATATACAGATTGATAATACCAATCCTCTATTACTTTTAAATGATATGGTTAGCTTGACGACTGGTGGAACTGTTAGAAGTTGTTGTTTTAGTAATGGGGGGCCGAGAAGAATAAGAGATTATCATAGGGTTGGTGATTATTGTTTAGGTCACACTGTTGTCACGCGCTTGGCTACAGACCCTTCGGCACAAGACCGTGCGGGTGAAAGCATTGAAAGTGACCACGAATTAGTTATTGCAACATTTGATGACCCTTAATTAAAATTCAAACTCGCATTCTATAATATGTTTTAAGTCTATTTTGAGTTTATTATATAAATCTGTTCTTGTTTTACTCAAGATTTGTGAGTCTTGAGTAAAATTTGCCCCCATCAATTTTATCATCGTTTTATTATATAGAATTTGCATCTTGTCGCTGCCATTTATTCTCTCCATGTTTTTATCACGCCATTCACACAACGCTATCAAGATTTTTCTATGTATCTTTTTCAACATAATAATAAAATCATCTGTTGTAAATTTTACCCATGTTTCTTCCTCTGAATTGTAACTGTAAAACAAGTTTTCTTTTTGAGTTAAACAAAATAACGGATGAATATAAGAATCATCCTTCACACTTGACACCTTTTTATGCATAATTTCACTCAAGATTTTTATCATATTGTGTTCTATTAGATTCTGAATATGTTCTTCAGTCACTTGAATAGAATTAATCCAACTATCTAGATTTATGTTTGGTTTTCTGTTTGAATTTAACCATTGAATCACATTAATTTTTTTCTTCTTCGTTTCTACCCATTTTTGCATGTCATTCAGCTTTTGTTCCATTGCTTGATGTCTCATAGCCATCTCTTGAATAATTTTATACAACTGATTTGTTGAAGGAATACTACTATTTTCTTCCTCTTCGCAAATTTTTTCATGTTTGGTTTGATGAAACACTTCACACAAAATCACGTGTCTTGCATGAGAGGTTTTCCTCGTGTATTGCTTCCCACAATATTTACAACTATGTTTACTTGATGTCTGTTCCATGCTTTGGTTTATATTTATCTCTTTTACTGAAATCAATTTTAATATCAATTTTAAATAAAATATCATAGTAATTTATATATGTCACAGAATACTAATTCAACTAAAACACAACCAGCAACTATATGTAGGTCCTTTGGATGTAATGCTAATTTAACGGCGATTGACCCTGCATCTCAATATCAAAGATTAAAGATTATTCAAAACACTGTTCGTGTGCCAGCTTCTTTATATACTGATGATTTAGGGGCCTTGACTGTTTATCAAAGACCGTTGAAAGCATTTGCGAATGTTAATTGGAATCAAATGAGTGACCGTGCAGTTCGTCATATTCAGCCCAATATTGTTACCGGCGGCAGTTTTTATCACGGAAGTAGCACAAAAAATTCTATTACTCGCTGCAGACCCGGTGCTGGATGCCCCGGTGGTTCTGGTGTTGATATTAAACATAATTCTTATGACCGATATTTGAACAGATTAAAAGGAAAGGGGCCTGTTCGCCGCGGGGTTATTCCACCTGGATTTGGAAAACCATTACCATTTAACCCAGCTTTCCCCATTTATGGAGGCAAGACTATGAAAACTAGCATTGTTGGTGGTAACTGCGGGTGTCCCATTGGAAATGGTTCTAACGCTAACGATTTATCTAAAGTATATGCTATTTTAGTTAATCCTGTGTTATTATTTGAAGGTTTTGCATTTAGAGTTGGTAATAATGCATATGCATTAAATTCGTCGGGAGTCTATGCTCATGTTGTGGTTACTAGCGGAGGAACCCCTTCTACAGATTTGAATAATACTGTGGGTCCATATTCTGTAACGGTCAGATTTGATGATGGAACTACTTCCACAACAACAACAGATAAATTACTTGTATATTTCCCATGCAATTGCAACACAGGTTTAGCTGCAAATGGTGTTGTTTCTACCGCGGCATCACTTACTGCTGGGTGTTATGTGTTGAATCAATTTCAAGGAGCAAATGGTACTTATAACTTGTTTAATTATATTAAATATTTATTGCCACAACAATATCAAAATTTTTTATCTAACTATAATTTATAATGCCTCAACGATTAGGATTAAATTTATTGCGTCCATCTGGTAATACGGTTCAAATTCCACAATATAATATCGCTAGTGTAAATACTGTTTTAAATCAGGGTCAGCAATTTAGAGGGTTTCAATTTGGTGGATTTAATAGCATGGTAAACAGAATTTCTAATGCCAAGCCTGGATGCGGCTCTTGTGGCTAGTAAGCGGTATTAATAAAAATAAAATTAAAATATTTATTATTAATATAGAATGTCGTCAGTTAGTGTTCCTCCAGTTGGTCGTGCTAATTTTTTTAATTCAGCCACTCCAGTTTTTCAATTTTACCCTATTAGAATGAATAATTGCAACAATACATTGTGCTATACAAAGAATCACACTTCTTATATTTACAAACCACACACTGGTTATGGTAAAATTGGAACAAGTGCCGCGGGTTATTTGGCTAGTAGAAAAAGATTATAAGAAATGGGAAATAAATATGAAATAGAATAAAAAATAAATATAAAACTAGTTTTTATATTTATTTATATGAGCACTTTTACAGAGAATCGCGTTGAACAAATGGCTAAGGTTCAGAAAGAAGGACTAGAGTTGTTCAAAAAGAAAAATACTGATTACGGCGATGCGTTTGCCAATTATGGTCCAGTTGGAGTTATTGTTAGACTTGGTGATAAAATTCAGAGGTTATCAAGTGTTTCTAAGAATGGCGTTACATTAGTTAATAATGAGTCACTTAGGGATACACTAATTGACTTGCATAATTATGCTGCTATGGCTATTATGTTAATGGATGAAAAAAAAAATTGACTTGAAATTTTTCTGGATTAAAATCCATTAAAAAGATGACAAGCATTATTGTTTCGCCCTATTGTTTTGAGAACAATGAAAAATTTTACAAAACTTTTAGTGCTTTTGGTTGTATTGCCAGAATGTACCAAAAGTTGAAAATCCACGAAGATGAAAAAGACTATAACGAAATTTGTATTATCTATGATAAATGGTTTAATACTCCAGAAATTATATCACTTGTAGATAATCTTGCATTAGGATTACCAGTAAAAATAGTTTATGATGACTCTCTTTATTGGTCAGTTGTAAAAAATAATGAAGATGAAATCTGGAAAGATCATAAAAGAGTATTTAGATAAAATAATTATTGAAAAAAAAATTTTGAGTGAACTTTGGTTTGGGTGGTCTCAAAAAAAAATTGAAATACTTTTTTGGTTGTAAGGGTTTGGTAAATCATTCCAGTTCTTAGGTATTCAACCATGTCTTCTATCAATCAGCAACTTAGCCTCTTTGTGCCCTATGTGTTTGCCAACATCACGGAGGCACGTGTCTCCAAGGTGTTCTCAACCCTCCGCTTGGGAGAAGTCCATCATGTGGATTTTGTTCCTAAGACGGATAAGAACGGCAAGAATTACAATGCAGCTTACATCCACTTCGCACATTGGTACGAGTCCGACACCGTGGCACACTTTCAGGAGCGTGTGACGAACCCCGACAAGGAGGCCCGGCTTGTCTATGACGAGCCTTGGTATTGGATCGTTCTTGAGAACACTGCCGCAAAGACTCCCAAGGCCAATGAGACCGAGTTTGTTTCGTCTGACTACGCCGCCATTCTTGAGAACAAGCTTGCCGCTGTAGAGAAGCGTCTTGAGGAGCTTGAGGAGTCTTCTTGGGAGCGCATCGCCGAGCTTGAGGAGCGTGTCTTGGATCTGGAGCAAGATGCTCAAGACGAACTTATGCAGTCTCTCGTGAACGACGACGACTCTGACATGCCGGCACTCGTGGAGATGTAAAAAGGTAAGGTAAGTCAAGTAGAAAAATAAAAAAACAAAAAGGCATTATGTACATTTGTATATTTTGTTTTTTTTTGTTTTTTTTTCTTTAAAAAAATTGATTCCTTTATTAATGTGTAAATAATTTACATCATTTACAGAACGATGTCTAACAGATATAGCATTAGCGAGTATCATTCGTTATATATTCCTGCAATTGGGAATATGACTCAAGAACAAATTTCGCGGGTTTTTTGGGAAAAATGTATTGGTATTGTGAGTCGCGTTGATTATTTTAAAAATTCATCAGGTATGTGGTGTGCTTTTGTACATTTTGAATCTGTAAATAATAATGATATTGTTGATATTATCTCTAATGAAATGCTTATTCACGGAAGTTATCAGCTTTGGTTTAATCAGCATGAATATTTGATTTTGAGGCCAATGTTTTGTAAAAAGATCCCTGATACGTATTTAAATATTCACCAGATTGCTGCCAGTCTTGAAGAGAAAGATGCATATATTTTGGGACTGCAAAATGCGGCAAATGATGATAAAAATAAAATTGCACTGCTTGAAGGAAACATTGCGGTGCTTCAATATAATTTTCGGAGAAATGTAGATAGAATTGTTTCTCTTGAAGAGAGTGTGCGTCGGTTGGAACAAATAAATTGGGAAAATGAGAGAGATCAAGATATGGAGCAAATGGTTACTACATTGGTTGGGCCTCGTTGGACAGATGAGGATGAACTTGATGCACAGTCAACGGTTTTTGTTTCTTGTAATGAGTCAAAATTTGATGATAATGGTATTGAATATGAACTTGATTTTCGTGAGATGATGTAATATATTGTCTTTGTAATATGTTTTGTATTTAATAAAAATTTTTTTCTAGTTAAATACATTATTTTATATTATTTTATAGTATATGAGCTTTGATTTAAACATTGATAATTATAAAAGGGGAGAATTAGAAGAAATATTTAATTTGAAATCTGGAAGCTATGATTTAAGTGACATTGAAAATAAATGTGGACAATTAAGAGATAATATTTCATCTGATAAAAGCATTGAACAAAATATTCGTATGAAAACAATGATATTTTTAGATGAAGCAAAAAAGGTTTTGGCGTCTCAGTTAAATTCTTCACAGATAGTACAAAAATTGGCAAATGCTTATAATATGAACCCCAATTTAATTGATAGTGCAACTACTGAAGCTGGAAATACATTTATTATTGAAAAACCTCAAAAATCTTTTGCCAATTCTTATCCTGGAGAATTTTTTCCAGGGGTAATTAACCCTTTGAAAAAGAGAACTACTAAGCAAAACTTAAATATTGACACTCGCTTCCGAGATAATTATTATACTTCATCATCATCTAATTTTCATTTTGATTTACCCATTAAATTCTCAAGCGTTTATCAAATGCAGCTAGCGGCATTTGAAATGCCTTTTAGTTATTTCAATATTTCAAAACAACGCGGTAACAACTTTTTTTCTATTAAAAAAGAATCAACTGGTGTAAATTATGTTATTACTATTCCCGATGGAAATTATACACCAGCGTCTCTTGTAGCATATTTAAATAATTATTGCACTGTAACTGTTACCGCGCTGAATTTTGTTCAATTCATTTATAATATTGATGGAACTGGTAGTGGAAGTGCACAGTTAATTGTAGGTGTAACTACCGGAAATGAAGGAGCATATTTTACTTTGAATTTTCAAAATGATATTAACGGAAACCCCGATACAACAAATCCCTTACCTTTGAAATTGGGCTGGTTGCTTGGTTTTAGAAATGGCATTTATTTTGGAAATATTAACTATATTAGCGAAGGTTTAGTTGATTTAACTGGTTCTAAATATTTATATTTAGTGGTTGATGATCACAACAATAATGTAAATAACGGATTTTATAGTGCATTTAACTCTTCAATTTTAAATAACAATATTTTGGCACGCATCTCAACGCAAGCTACTGCGTTTGGATCAACTAATCAGAATAGTTTAGCACTTATAACTACTCCTAGACAGTATTTTGGTCCAGTAGATATACAAAAATTGAATATACAACTATTGGACGAATATGGTCGCATTATTGAATTAAACAATATGGATTACAGTTTTTGTTTAACTTTTACTTGTGCATACGAGTAGGTTGAGGGTTAATCATATTCGCCAGTTGCTTGAAATTTCAACCAAGACTTGGGTGCCCGTTTAGTTCCACCATCATAGGTTACAGCGTAATGATTTTCTATCATCCATTTGTTTAGATTTATATCCCCTAGATATACGTCGGCTAAAATGCGACCATATTTTTCTGTTTGAACGTGCTTTAATACTACATCTTGATGTAATATTAACTTTTCTAATGCATGCTGTGCATTTTTTGCGGCCTGTTTTTCATCTTCATCTTTTCCATGCATTTCTGGTGTGTCAATTCCATTGAGTCTCACAGGAAATCTGTATATAGGTGAGTCTGGATAAGGCAAAGATGATGCAATTGTAATAGTGTCACCATCATAAACCTTGATTACATGTCCAGTTCCAAGCGGAGGAACAAAGGGCACTGTATTTTTCCAGTCATATTTTGGTTCTGGAATTAGTCCAGAAAGGGATTCGTCACGTTTAGCGTCTGGTTCTTGCACAAAGCAAGGACACAAATTTGAAATACATCTTGTTAGAAGGCGTCTCATTATTATAGTGCTTATATATATTTATATTATTTTATACATCAATTTTTAATTTCAGCTAATATAATATACAAAAGATGTCAAGAACTTTATCAAATCCAACATTTTATAACTCTGGAAAACCAGCATTTGGAAACACTTTTGAAAGCAATTATTCTAGTGACTATTTAAGAAATAAAAAAGCCAAGCTGTTATATGCTAATAATTACAACAGTTTAAAAGTTACTGGCAGATTAGGAAGTCAAAATAATTATTTATTATATGACCGAGCCAAGTTAATCCGAACGATTGAAACATGCTCAACTATACCAGCATTTAACAAAGCAAATTTGGTTTCTGGATTATATACTACTGAAAATTTAGGCCCAAGTTTGACTGATTTAAGTGGAAATACAATCACTGGACGCGTAAATGTTATTACCGCGGCTACTTATGTTGATGCAAGTTGTAACATTTTTTCTTCAACTGCTATAAATCGCACGAATATTTATCCTTCAAATTCAACAGTGCCATTTTATTATAATTATAAGATTGACCCATGCGGCCTATTATTTGGAAATACACCTTGTGGAATTGATAATTATGAAATTTTCCGAGTTTATAACAAACCTACTGTTAATACCCGAGCATCGTTGACTGGCTGCACCCCTGTTTGTTTTAATAATGTTTGTAATACCGTTTGTGGTAATAAACTATAATATTATGCGAGAAAGCTCCATGATATAAATGATGCACAAACAATGCAGTAAAGAACCGTAGTAATTTTATTAATGCATCCCGTAGTTGTTAACATTTTTTCTTTTTCGGCTTCTTTTTCTTTTGTTTTTTCATCAGAATATTCCCAGGTTGGGTTTTTGTAATCGCAATCATCTTTTTCATCTCTTTTATACCAAATTTCATCTTCATAAATGATACTTAAACAATGTTTTCCGAATGTTTTTATTTCTTTTGGTTTTATTTTTTCTTGGGACTCTTTGTCTATTTTTTCTTTTTTAATTTTTTTTTGTTGGATTTCTTTTTGAATTGGGCTTGGATGTAATTCTAAATCTATGAAAAACCCCCACTCTTCTTCAAGCATTTTTGCTTTTAAATAATGTTAGATTAAAATAATGTGTTTATATTCTAATCTAAATCAATTTTTTTGCCTTCTGAGAGATATTTCGTTTGTGATATTGCCGGGCTCTTACATACGCAGCATAAACGCCTTTTTTGCTAATCTTGCATGTATTCTTTTTGCAAATAGGATAGGATTTTTTAGGACCTAAAAAGCATTTTTTGCCACATTTTCGTAACATAATGGTTCTTTGATGGGTGCTTGGTTTTTCATTTTTCCAACCTCTCCAAGGAGCATTACTACGAGTTTTTGAAGTCATTATAAACTAATGCAATATTTTAAAATAAGATAAAATGAGAGAAATAATAATAATATAAAATAATAAAATAATAATATGCACTATAATTTGGATGATGATGAGGAACTTGAATTGGCTATAAATGAATTAGTTGGTGAGGATATTGAATCAGGGTTTGTAACTGTAGTAAAAAAGGACATTTCCGTAGAACTAGCAAGAGAGAAGGAAATAAAAAAGGAAAATAAAAAGGAAAATAAAAAAGAAAAACGAAAAAGTTTTCACAGCAATGATGAAAATAATTATGGTGATAGTAATAGTGATTTAAGTGATACTGAAAGTTATGAGGAAATTGAGGACGTTGATGAACATGAAAATATTAGTGGTTATGAATCGGATGGGGGTAAGCGTTCAAATAGAAAAAAGGGATTGCATTTTGTTAAAGTTGGTTGCAAAGTAATTTATTACAAAAAGTTAAAATACATAGAGGTTGAAAAGAGTATTGATAAATATTATACGAATATGAATGAAAAATATTCTTCAGCATTTGATATTTTGGCGTGCTATTTAAAAGGACATAAAATTATTTATATGGAATCTAAAAATTTTTGCGAGAGTAAATTGAATTTATTAATGATGCCCGCGATTTTATTATCAACAGCGGCGACGGTTGTTTCTGCAGTTGTTCAAAATATGAGTTGGGGGTCATATTTATTATCAGGAATTAATGCATTTATTGCATTTTTATTAGCTCTTGTAAATTATTTTAAACTAGATGCGGCGTCAGAGGCACATAAAATATCAGCACATCAATATGACAAATTGCAATCGTCGGTGGAATTTACTTCTGGTTCAGTTTTGCTTTTCAGGGATTTTAATAATACAGAGGCTGAAATTCAAAAAACAGAAGCTGATATAGATTTGGATAAACAAATAGAAGAATTAAAAAAAGATATATATAAAAAAACTATAGAAATAAACGAAACAAGATCTTTATTAAAAGTTTGTAATGAAGGTGGTGATGTAAATCCAGCTGGACTCTTTCAAAACAATTTTAAATTAGAACATAATATTACTTTAATTGATATTTTTAATGAAAAAGTGAAACGATTACAATTAGAAAAGATAAAAAGTATAGAAGATAAAAAACGGCAACTAATAAATAAATCAAAAATAAATTTGGAGGTTGAGTTGATGAAAAAGTTGGAAGATGTCGAGAAAAAGATTGCAGAGATAAAGGAAACAAATCAATTTTTGATACCGAATATTATTCGTTTATGGTTTCCGATTATCTATAATACAAATGTGTTTTCAATTATAAAAAGAATATATGATTATAAGCGAAAGAAGATTACAAGCTTGAAAAATATAAAGAATGAAATCAGATATAATAGAGCCATGTTATCGGCTCTAACGGAAGAATCAAAGGATAAAAATGCAGTTGATATAGCAAATCGTAGAGATATTTTGGCTGAATTATTTGATGATAAAAAAGATATTACGAGAGATGTGTTATTATTAAAATCGGCGTTTTCAGTAATTGACCAAATGTTTCATAAAGAAATTGAGAATGCTCAAATAATGAAGAGCCAGTGGTGTTGGTCTTTATTTTATAGTTTTTTTGGTTATAATATTAATTTGAAGCCGCCGGATTCTTTAAATACTTTTATAGAAGAATTAATGGACCCATTTAAAGAATTTGATAAACGAGTCAGACCCACTGTTATTGGACGCATCACTAATTCTGGTTTATTTGGATGCATGTCAGTAGAAAAAACTGATGTTGTTGAACCCGAAAAAAAACTTAATACAAACAATACAGAATAATCGTTCATTTATTAATCTACTCATATAATAAGCTCATTATATTATATGAATTACGCTGCAATTGACCTTGATATTGATAATTATGATGATGAAGATTTAGAGTCTTTCTTTGGACTATTGAAGGGATATACTGAAGCTGATATTGCTTCCAGAGAAATAATGATGAGAGAAAAAATATTTGGTAATGTTCTTGATCGCTCCTTTCAAAATAAATTATTTATTTTTTTAGACGAAGCCAAACGGTTGTTGATACAGAAACTTAAACAAAACCCTATTTTGAATGGTGATGGATCTAATTTTGTTATAGACCGACCTCCGCAACCTATACCCAATTTGGTTCAACCTATGAACACTTTTCCCACTGAAACAGCACCTGGAATTTTAAATAAGTTACGTAGAAGAACCCGAATCATGTCTTTAGCTATGAATACTTTATTTCGTGACTCTAATAGTACATCAGCTACAGACTGTTTTTTTACATTATCTTATACTCTTAAAAATGTTGTCGGAATTCGGTTATTGTCCATTGAATTGCCTGAAAGTATTTACCTTATATCTAGTTATGCGTTGAATAACTCTTTTTATATATGGGTTCCTGCAACTGATGCATCTGGAACTATTATTATTCCTGATGGTTGTTATGACTCTACATCTCTTGAAACCGCGGTAGAAAACGCAATTAATAATACACTTGGTGTTGCATATTTTGCGGTAACTATTGATCCTATTTCAAAAAAAACTACTATTTCAACAACAAATAGCTTTGATTTTGATTTAGTTTTTTATACAGAGAATAGTAATAATCTTAAATTTGAACAAAGTCTTGGCTGGATATTAGGTTATAGAAATAAAATATATAGGAATGAAAACTCTTATAAATCTGAGGGGTTATTTTTTCCTGCACCGCTTGATTATTTGTTTTTTGTTTTAAATGATTATCATATTTACAATTCATCCAACTTAATAGCTATGTTTACTGATAGCTACATTGATAAAAATATATTAGCAAAAATTCCATATTCTAATACCACTTTTCAGGTTTTATTTGATGGAACAAATGATGTTTTATCACCCAAAAGACAATATTTTGGACCCATTGATATTAAAAAATTGGGGTTGCAATTATTAAATAAATATGGGCAAATTATTAATTTGAATTTTATGGATTTTTCTTTTACTTTGGAGGTTGAAATGGTTTATGACATCTAATCAACCTTTCCCAAAGGTTGAGCCAAAACAGTTTGTTATTATTTGATATGGATATTTATCAAATAATATTTTTAGGTGGGTGCCGGGGGTTCCGGCTTGCTGGAATCGAACCAGCGACAAGTTGATATCATCAAAGGAAAACCACTACAGTCAACTGCTCTACCAACTGAGCTAAAGCCGGTTGAGATGCCCACAATAAGTATTTGGTGGGGTTTCTTTAAATTGTTTTGAGTGTTAAATGTTTTTGCGAAGGTCTAATATAAATTATATAAAGACCTTTTCCTATTATCTTTTAATATGACAATGCCTTCTCTTGAACATTGGTTAGTTTTTTCTTATGATCCTGATGAAATTATTCCAACTTTTTTAGGTTATGGGCATGGACTTAAATGCGATAATCTTGTAAAATGTACTTCAAAAATATCTTGCAAAACTGACACTTTTTTTGTTGTTAAAAAAAATATGGATATTAAAAATAAACATATTGAAATTTATTTAACTTATTCTCTCGTTAGTTCAAAGGAAGGAGAAGAAAATGATGAAAACCCACAATATGGTTTCAGTCGCGGCGTTTTATATATTGATAAAAAAAGCTATAATATTAAATTCTATGGACAATACAACTCATTGCAACTTGGGGAATGGTGCTATGACAATATTGGTGTTGTTAAACTTGACTCTAATATATTTGCTGAAGATTCCGTTGAACTTTCTGAAAGTTAGAGAGAAGACCGGTTAAAAAAATTTTTAGTGACTTAAAATTTTTATGCTCTCAAAAAAAAATTGAAATACTTTTTCAACTTTTTGTGTATGGTAAAAACATCAGGTTCCCGACTTCTAGTCAAAATGTCCGCATCCAATTTCACTTCTACTTCTGGTGCTGAGGATATGTCCTCCCCCAGCCTTTGTATTCCTCGCGTGTTTGCCAACATCACCGAGAAGCGTGTCGCCTTTGTCATTCGTGACGTCGGCCTCGGCGAGATTGACCACATTGACATGGTCCCCAAAACTGCTGAGGATGGCACCAAGTTCCAGCGAGTCTTTATCCACTTCAAGCGATGGAACAATTCCGACTCCGCACAGCGAGCCAAGGAGCGCGTCCTTAGCGGCAAGGAAATCAAGATCGTCTACGATGATCCTTGGTTCTGGAAGCTCTCCCTCAACAGAGCCGTCGCACGTGCTCCTCGCGAAGATGGTGCAAAGCATCGTCCTCAGCAGCGACCTCGCCCTCGTCTTGTTGACGATGAGCCTCTAGACCAGTCACTTCGCGAGCAGAAGCAACATCGCCAACAGAAGGCTCCTCGCAATGGTGACGGCAAGCGTCCTACTAGGGCCACCGTCGGAAGTGCAGCAGGTCTTCGCGAGCCTAGCCCTTGCTTGCAGGATGAGACCTTTGAGCCCAGGTCTCCGTCTGGTCCTCCTCCTTCCATGTCTTCAGTTCTAGACGTTGACGCTCCTTCTCCTCCCGCAGAGCAACCTTGGACCAAGGTTGACTATGGTAACTTGCCCGCACCCAAGAAGGGAAGACGCGTCGTCAAGGTGCCCGGCCAGGTCAAGACGGTCACAAATTCAGTGTAGTGTAGAGTAGTTTTGTCTTGTGTTTTATATAAAAAAAGTGGTTTAAAACCCATTTTTTTTTACTCTTTTTTTTTATATGTCCATCACTTCATTATCTAAATTTAATTATAAACTTCATTTAAAATCTTCTCCAAATGACCCCTTTTTAAAATCTATTTTACATATGATTCCTAATTCGGGTGGAGCTATTATTAAATCTGTCAATGGATATTGTATTGACTTTTGTGCTCAATCTGTTCAACATTTAACTGATTTTAAAGAAAACCTTGATTATAATTTTGTTATTTCTTTAATTTATTATTTAAATAAGCAACACGCATTTCTCTCTAAAAAATATAATTATGGCTTATTTTATCTTGACTTGAGAGATATTATTGTAATTGATTCTTCTATATTTATTTGCATTAATCCAGAGGTTGTTAAAAATATCAATTCACTTGGCGAATTTGTTTTTTATTCCCCGTTCTCTCGCAATTCTAAGAGTGCTTTTTTCTCCCCAGAATTATTGGCTCTTGATAAAATTCCTTCGTCTGTAGATTGTAAATGTTTTTATTATAGTTTAGGTGCATTGGCTATCTATTGTTTATTTAATAAAAATATTAAAGGACTTGATGTTATTGATGTTAAATATATTTTGAATCCGATTTGCCAAACTAAATTGTATTGGATGCTTTTGAAAGCCACCGAATCAAATTGTGAGAGAAGAACTTTAATATATATATGATTTGTTTTTGAGATTTGTTTTTTATCTCCAAATATGTTATATATGTCTATTCAAGCATTCAAAAAGAAAGGTGTCATTAATTATGGTTCAAAAAGGTCTGGTAAACCACCTGGAGGTATCTGGTTAAGTCAGGGCCCATTTGGTCGCGGTTCTGAATTTGCACTTACTGCTCCTGGAACTGTTGGGTTTTCTCTCAATGGAGGAACTCGTAATGTTGGATATATAGGAAAAAGTTGTGCTTTCTCCAAGAGTGGCACTCCTTTTTATGGACAATTCCCCAGAGGTTTTGGTGGTTGCTGTGGTGGTTATTCTAGTCCTCAACCTGTCATGAATTCTCCTCTTGTTAGAGGTATTACTCAAGGACAACAATTTGAATATATTAAACCTTCCGTTCTCTCTACCAAGGGAATGTTGGAGAAGAAATATAGATGGATTAATAATGGTCAGTATCCAAATTATTGGGTTCAACCTCAGGCTGCAAATGATAACATGTCTGATAATGGCAGTCAATGGTTATACATTCAAACTAAAGCCGCTGCAAATGATTGCGTTGTTGATACTAATAGTCCTCAGAAATATATTGGTTATCGCATTAGAGGTGGACCCACTGGTTGCAGTACAACTACTGCTCGTTACCAAAGTTTCAGTACAATGAGCTCTAATGCTGGTTACACAAAGACTTTATATCAACCACAAACATCAAGCCAACACACAGTACGAATCCAACGCAAATGTGCAAATCCCATTGGAATACAAAAACCATTTCCATTTGCCGCAAATAACGGCTCAAATAGCAGCAAAGGTATTTATTATGAACCTCCTCCAATTAGTCAAGTTTATTACACTACTCCTCCCGCTTGGTATTGGTCAAATTCAAATACCACAACTATTGCTAATTAACTTGTATAAATATATAACAGTTATTACATTTAAAATGCCAATTATGAAAACTTAGTGGAATTGTATTATTAGCCATTTGTATTTATTTTTTAGTTTAAATAAATATAAATATAAAGACAAATACAAATACAAATACAAATACAAATGACTACTTTAAAAATAAACTACAAAAGTAACTCATCTGAATTATGTGAAATTGGAAAAAAATATGATACTGATAAATCATCTCAAAGAAATAATGTTACTGATGTCAGACATTGTCACCCTTATACATTATTCTATGAGGGACTATTTAAAAATAAAAAAGATGAAACCTTAAAAATAGCTGAATTAGGCATATTAGATGGAGCATCATTACTTATGTGGAAAGAATATTTTTCAAATTCTGAAATATATGGATTTGAATATGATAATAACTTAATAAATAATTTTAAACAAAATTTTAATAATGATAGAGTAACTCTTTCCAATATAGATGTAACAAACAAAGATAGTATTGTAAAAGCGTTTAGTGAATTAAATATTTTATATGATATTATTATTGAAGATACAACACATCAATTTGAAGACCAAATAAAAGTTATTGAAAATACTTACCAATACCTAAAACCAGGAGGAATATTAATTATTGAAGACATATTTAAATCATACAATGAAAATGATTATATTAATAGATTAACTCCTATATTAGAACAATTTCAAGATTATTATTTTATAGAACTGGATCATATTAATAGAAACTCAACTGGTTGGAATAATGATAAGTTATTTGTATTAATAAAAGGTGGCGATGAACCTATATTTAAAAATAAAAATAAATTAACATTAATAACACCATCATATAGAGTTAATAACTTATTAGAAATTAAAAAAAGTATTAATTTTGAATATATAGAAGAATGGATTATTGTATATGATGGTAGTAAAATAATTGATAACCCACATTTGTTTATAAATCAAGAAAATAACAAAATTAAAGAATATGTTTATAAATGTGAAAATGGAGGTATATCAGGAAATCCACAAAGAAATTATGCTTTAAGTAAACTTACAAATCCGTATGCTTTAATGTATTATTTAGATGATGATAATATAATTCACCCCAATTTATATAAATTGTTGGATATTATTAATAATAATAATATATATTCATTTAATCAATATAATAGAATAAAGGGTGACAATATACATCCCATCTGTATTGATACGGCCATGCTTATAATACCTTATAATTTATGTAAAAATGTAAAATGGATATTAAATGACTATGCCGCTGATGGTTTTTATTTAAAAGAATGCTATGATCAAAATAAAAATATACACATATATGTTGATAATGATTTATGTTACTATAATAAAATTGGCGATGGGAAATGAAAAAGATAAAAAATATTTATCATCTTATATTATATATATAATATGGTAAACTCTTCGTTATATAATAGGCTCACAACAAAGGGTGGAAGACATATGAGACACACTGGCCATCATGCGTTTAATTTAATGATGGGTGGACAAAAGGGTGGTGCTTCTGGGAGTTCACCTTTTTTAAATTTATTGAATGATAAGAAGGAATTTTTAATTAAAGTTTTTGCCAACTTGATTGCTCAATTGGGAATAACTTATTATGTTATGATGAATTATGCTGCTGATCCAAAAAATAAGGGGTTGTTTTGGGGGTTAGTTATACTTCAATTTATTATTATTATTACTTTAGCACTTGTTCCTATGCCTTCTTGGTTAAAGTTTATTTTATTTTCTCTCTTTTCTGTCTCTTCGGGATATATTTTATCTATTTTAAGAAAGGTTGCTGATCCCAAGCTTATTCAAACAGCCATTCTTGGAACTATCAGTATTTTTGGTGTTATGTTCTTATTTGGTGCAACATTAATAATGTTTGGCGTTAAACTTGGCTTGCAATTTGCAGCCTTCTTATTCTACGCACTTTTGCTTTTGATTATTGTGCAGATTGTTACTTTATTTTCTGGTGCTTCTTCGCCGTTTATGAAAGGTCTTACTATTTTCTCTCTTATTTTGTTTTCTATTTACATTATTTATGATACTAATAATATTTTGCAGAGAGAATATTACGGAGATTTTATCACAGCATCCTTGGATTATTATTTGGATATTATAAATGTTTTTATTGATTTGGTTGGATTGCTCGGCAATAATAACTAAATACTAATATTAATATTAATAGGATGATTATTTAAAAACTACTTGTTATAAAATATATAACGGACTATGTCTGGATTTGGCGGATATTCGTTTAACAACTGCGATCGTGTTATGGATTTGCGTATTTTTATTGAAAGTAATGATAATCAATTGAATAATAAATATGTTAGTGCGGCTATTGCACACAATGCTCAAATGCATAATAATGACCATCCCGATGCCGGATTTGATTTATTTACACCTTTTGAAACTCAATGTATGGGTGGCGATGTAACTAAAATTAACTTTTCTGTTCAGTGCTCAGCTCGCATGGTTTGCGAAAATGGTAAGACTTATAACACTGGGTTTTTTATGATGCCTCGGTCTAGTTTGTCTGGGACCCATTTGCGTCTTGCAAATAGTGTTGGTGTTATTGACAGCGGTTATCGCGGGAATTTGATGGGAAAATTTGATTGTTTGGCTGGAATAGACGGAGATTATTTTGTTAAACAATATGATAAGTTGTTGCAAATTGTTGCACCTGGTATGGTCCCAATTTATGTAACTGTTGTTAATAGCACTAATGAATTGGGGGATAATACTGAACGCGGAAGTGGTGGATTTGGTTCTACTGGAAGGTAAAGATGCCTTTTGCAAAAGACACCGTTGGTAGAGATTATTATTTTATTCATATATTATAGTTGAACCATGGACTATAATATATTAGGAGACAGAGCTCGGACTAATGGCGGAGTTATTGGTGTTATTTTAGTTGTTATTTTATTGGCGATACTTGTCAATGTGAAACCCAATTATTTTAAATATTTATTCAAGTCATTTTTAGGAAACTTAATACTGGCTTTTGTAATTATTATTATTGGTATTATGGATATTAAATGGGGTATTGGTTTTGCTGCTATTGCTTTTATTATTTATCAAGCTTTTCAGATTAGTTGTGTTCAGGTAGAAGGATTTGCTTCTAATGCCTCTACTTGCAAACCTGGTTGTGTTGCTTCTACTCAACCCAATGGAAATTGTAAACTTAGCGATGATAAAAAAACGTTGAACTGTCCTTGGGAATGCTCTACTAAACCATCCGATTATAATAACACAAATTGCACTTATGCAAGCGAATGCTCTGTATGTTCGCCAAATACAACGTGGACTAAGAATTCTGTTGGACAGTGGATAAAAGGACTTGTAGGAGTTGCTCCTTCAGCTTCCTCTGGTTTTGTAGCATCATCAGTGTCTTCTTCTGCTAATTCTGCTGCTCCTACTGATAGCACTGGAAAAACTGTTGCTACCTCCGGTAAACCAGATACAGGAGTAACATCTTCTACAACTAGTAAAAGTTTATTTGGATTATTTCCTGAGGGTTATCCTATTCCCAAAAATACAGTATGGCCAAAAAAAGTTATAGATGATTTTGTTGCATTTCAAAAAGTTCATAATCCTAACTTGCGTTTTGATTTAGATGTTATTCAACAACAAGCCACTGCAAAAGAGGCTGAAACGTTATTGAAAACTGGCAAATGGCCTTGGTCTCCGGATGTTATTACTTTATATAAGAATGCTATCGCACAAAATAATATTATTAATGCTGAACCCGGTGCGTCTTTATTGACTGCTCAAAGTGTATATAATCAGACGGCAATTGTTGGATTACTTTCTTGGGGTACAAAAGAAGGTACATTTTTATTAAATGGAGCTATTATTAAACACACTGATGGCATGCCTGATAATATTAATAATCTTGTTCGCTGTGGTAAAGATAAAGAAACTGGTAAAATTTCTATGCAAAAAGTAGTTTATACTGGTTATAATGGTGTAAATGGCAGTATTGTTTCTAGGGTTACTCCAATTGCAAATGCTGACATACCCAAGGAGGTTACTGGATTTAAGTTTTTGAAATCTGAGTGTAATCCTTGCAGTGCTCTTGATGATCCGGCAAATTATTCTTGTCCATTTTCTTTAGATGTTGGTAATGGTGCTGAAGTTAGTGAAGTTTGGAAACAATTGTGGGGATTAAATTCTACTGGTTCCATGACTCCTGGAACAACAAAAACTGATTCTTTAAGTCCCGAGACAGTTTCAAGTCCTGGCTCCACTTCATCATTATATTCAAATGCTTTAAATAAAGTTGATTTTCCTATTTTAAGTCAATTGGGTGATGAGCTTATGAAAGGTGTTTCTTATATGAAAATAACATTTGAAAAACCTTCTTCGGCTATGAGTAATACTCCTGGAAATCAAGATATTGGTTCTATTACTGGTTCAAGCGTTCCCGCTATTGTAACAAATGGAAGCCCTGAACATAAAATTTATTATGGAATAAGAAATATGTCATCTGGTCAATAAAAAAAATTTGTAAGTTAATACAGTTATAAATTTTTTATACAGTTATAAATTTTAAATGGCGTCTTCGGCTTGTGTGGGTGCAAGTGGAGGGAATGGTCCTGGAACTGGAAGTGGATTTGCTAAGATAAATTCATCCAAATCTGCAATTTGCTGTTCTCCAGTGAGCGATCGCATCATTGTCATTTGACGTGGAGTTGTGTAAGCCCTTGTCAAACCTCGTTGCATTTGCGGGGTGGCTTGCAAATCTCCCAAGCCATCGTCATCTTCTGGTTGGGTCATGTCAAGGTCGTCTTGAAAGGCACCCAGTGCATTTTGTCGTCGCATCATGCGAGGTCCGGCAGGGTGCCGCCTGACAAACAAGTCATTGGGATCAATGTAGTTGGTGTTGTTGGAAGTCTGGCGCCCTTGAGAATTGCACTTTGATGCTGTGTAAAGAGCTGCACGCTGACCGCCAAATGTCTTTGCAACAACAGTCAAATCTGTGATGATTGCACTCAAGAGATCGTCCTCTTCTAGACTGTTCTCCTTGGCGTATTGCTGCATAAACTTGCAGAAGTCCACTAATTCCTTTCTTATTGTCTTTGCGGTTTTAATGTGTGCATCGTAATCGTCTTTAGACCATTTATTTTCATAGGCATTTTGGATCGTCTTATTGTACTTGTGTGCCTTGAACATGAGCTCCTGAGTGCGTTGGCGGAACATGTGTGTCGTGAGATTGACTGATTCCTCGGGATGATCATGCGTTATGAGGTCATCAAGATCCAGAAGATGTGGTTCTTGGTCTCCATGTACCAAACTTTGTGCATAGATGTTGATGCTAGTTTTTTCTGGAGTTGTAGCACGCAAATGGTATGTCTTCTTGGCCTCGCTTACAATGGAAGGGATTTGCAGAGTTGTTTGCCACGTGTTGGTTTTGTAATCATAAATCTCACCATTTTGTACCTCAATCGTGATGTTGATGAGAGCTGTGTAGAGCATCTGGTGGATTACCTCGCCGAACACAAGCCCGGCCTTCTCAATCTCTGCTACATAGAAGTAGGAGCCGTTGGGTTGAGCATCTGCGAGTTCTTGTAGGCCTAGAGCGTTGTGGTCTCCACCAAAGCCAATGAAAATGTTGGTGCAGTTTGGTGCCACTTGTGTTGCCATGTCAGAATACTTGGTTGACTTTCCCTCATTGGCCTGACCGTCTGTTAGGGTGATGTTGGTCTGACGTACATTTGGATTTACTTCGCGTCTCTTTGCTGCACGGTTGGATTGTTCCTCCAATGATTTGTAGAGGTCTGTCCCATTGCGAGGATGGAGTCCGTCCATCTTTGTACGCAACAAGGTTTCATTCTCTTGAGTAATTTGAGTTCCTGCGAAAATCTCATCAACTTTGTCGTCAAACCCGTAAGTTGCCATGGTAACCGATGCACCTTCGCTCTTCACAATGGCACTTACAATGTTTTTTAGGGTGTGGATTGCATGTTCCATCTTGGTCTTTCCATCCTTGCAAACGTCGGACATTGAACCGGAAATGTCATTGCTGGTGTCCAACACTTGATGCCCTGTGAGCATTGGTGTGTCGGCAATCTTAACTTCAAGAACACCAAACTTCATAGCTGGGTCTTCCGGGAAAAGGTTGAAGTCATAAGTGAATGGGTCTGGCTTCTCACTTCCGGTTTCGCATTCGGTTAGTACTGGTATAAGTTTTGGAGTTGCCACATTGTGAAAAGTCACATTGGCAGACTCAATAATATTTTCTTTGGTCATCGTCTTGGATTGCTCCATTTCTTTTTGAGGGTAATTTTAATTAGTCTATTCAAAAGGTTTCAATTTTTTTTTGTGAATGTTGTATATATTTTTTAAAATATATTTTTATAAAACTAATTTAGAATTAACACTGCATTTATATTATAATGGAAAAAGAAACCGAAACTGTTGAGAATCCTTCTGTTGAAGAGAAGAAGCCTGAGGTTAGACTCGTTGATATTCCTGTTGCTGATGAGAATGTAGCCTTGAACTTGCTTGTTGGATTTTTGTCATTGGCTCAACGTCGTGGAGTTTTTAGTCTTGATGAGTCTGCCAAGATTTGGGAGTGTGTTCAGAAGTTCCAGAAGAAATAGGGAACCAAGGTCTTCAGCTTTGCCAGCCCTATGACCCCTCCTTTTATAATTTAGTTTTTGAATTGTAAAATATATATAAAATAAAATTTATATATGTTTTCATTTTTTGGCTCAACTTTTTTGAAAGGTTGAGTCGCTCCTGACAGGGCTCGAACCTGTGACCTAACGGTTAACAGCCGTTTGCTCTACCTACTGAGCTACAGAAGCAATGGGGTGCGGTCTTCACTTTGGGCTTTTAAAAATAAAGTTTGGTTGGATTGCTGTGATGAAGACACATACTTTTGGGAAAAGTATGACAAAACCACTTTCCCAACGGTGGAAAGATTTTGCTCTATTTTTTCCAAAAGTAGAAGGTTAGCCCTAGCGGGAGTTGAACCCACATCTCATCCGTGTAAAGGATGCGTGATAACCGCTACACTATAGAGCCAGTGAAAAAATTTCTATTTTATACGCGTTTTAACACCCGATGAGGGGCTTGAACCCTCGACCACTAGCTTAAAAGGCTAGCGCTCTACCGACTGAGCTAACCGGGTATAAATTGGACCATTTTACTGATGGTTGGTAACAGGGTAAAGCTCTCACCGGGATTTGAACCCAGGATAACAGATTCAAAGTCTGTGGTGCTAACCGCTACACTATGAGAGCGGGTGCTAGTTCCTTTTCATGACTACAATGCATTGAGTTGCTGTTTGGAACAAATTAACCTTTGCTTATTCAACGACAAAGGTTTAATATAATAGCTACTAGCTATTATCACTGATTGTGAGTTGCTGTGATGGTTCCCCTTACTCCGCTTTTTGCGAGAACCTACTTCCGACGGATATACTTTCTAGTGTGAGTTGCTGTGATGATTCCTTCCCACTTGGCCGTTTACAGGAATCCCTTTGACTTTATATTTAATTTTTCATTTTTGCAGCCAGTGGGGTTCGAACCCACGCATCATAGATAACGGGTCTTGAATCCGTCGCCTTAAACCACTCGGCCATAGCTGCATGAAAAAAGGGCTTTGAGTGATTACCTTTTTGGTATTTTTTGCAAGCGGTAGGATTCGAACCTACGCATCATAGATAACGGCTGCAGTCACGTCGCCTTAAACCACTCGGCCACACTTGCTTTGGTGTTT